AGACTAGGTCAGCTAGTTCCTTTAGACATGCTTCCCTATCTTGTGGGTGCATGAGAGACATGTTACTGTCTGACTCTATGAATTCTTTAAATTCCTCAACGATCAAACGTGTTTGTGTCAACCTCTGGTTCAAGCTGTTCCGTATACCGTATGCTCGGCGGAACTCGATGGCTTGGTTGCTGAGTAAGGACATAGTGATTCAATTCATTTTCTAGATAGTGGATTGCTTTTGTCAAGTCATCGGTATAAGAATCCTTATGACCTGCTCGACAAATGTATTTGATAGCGTTACCGAGGTGGAAACCTAAGTCTTGATCCCGGATGAAGTCCCAGACTTGGGATGTACCACGGGAATAGTAGGATGGATTTACTTGGGCCAATGTTTTACTAGGTTAGCGATGTTGTTAGTACAAACCATGTTATGACGGAGTAGAGCAACAGCAATCTCAATTAGATCTACTTTTGACACAAACTCCATCTGTGTTTCTGTTTGTTTGAGTCTGAACTCTTGTTCAATCGTTAGCTCCATCAGTGGGAGTGGAGGAACGTTGATGCCAGAGGATAGGTGATCGGGATACATAGTCATAGTGATCTTTGTCTAAGATTTTGGCTAGGCGTGCATTGATTAAAGCTTCCTCAGTACCAAGTCCTTTAGACTCAAATGCTTTAACTAATGCGTCCCAATTATAACCGTTTTCATCAAACCATTTGACGGCAGTCTTAACACCAAAGCCAGGTGCTCCGCTGTACCCGTCTGTCTGGTCTCCAGCAAGTGTCTGAACCAGGTGCCAGCGTCTACCTTCCTCCTGCTCCACCACAACAGTCGTATCCATGTTGTGGAGTCTCCCAGGTATCTGTCTGAGGTCTTTGTCGGGACTAACGACAATATTACCTGGGTTAGTAGTAGCGTAGATCCCAAGAGCGTCATCTGCTTCAAGAGTTTCCATACGAATGACTTCATAGCGGTTCTCCAGTTCAGAGATTGCTCGACGGTAGCCACAGGGTTTCTTTCGATTTCTGTGACCTTTATAGCTAGGGAGGATTTGTTTACGAAAGTTTGATGAATGTGAAAAGAAGAGAATTAGCTCTGGGGAATCCCACAAAAATTTTTCGATTAAATTTTGCAGGTCCTTTTCAATAAGACGCATAGCATCGCTGAATCGTGAACCAACCATGATGACGTCGTCGCCCCAGTCGATATCGTACTCAGCTGCTGCACATGCTTTGTATACTATGTAGTCTGCGTCAATAAGTAGTTTCATTAGTGGGTTTCTGCCCAGTTCGCTCCGATCTTTCCTTCGGCTTGCACTGGACATCGTAAGTTATAGTATTGTCCGGCTGCAAGAGCTGAACATTCGAGCAAGTCTTTAAGCTGCTCGGAGTGGTCTGGATCTGATTCATACTGGAGTTCATCATGAATAAAGGCAAGTTGAGAACAACATAAAGTCCTGGATCCATCTCGTGTCAGGAGTAACCAACGTTTGGCTACTACTGCAGCAGATCCTTGAAGTAAGTAGTTGAGCGCCTTGTGTGGCGAGTCAAGTGACACCTTGCGTCCATCAATCGCTTTAACATAGCCGCGCCCACTTGCATCTTTAATAGAAGAAAGTAGATCAGCAAGTCCAGGAATCGCGTCAATGTACGCAGCCCTAATCTCTTTACCTTTAGAGATAGCTGACTTAGGAGTGAGTTGTTTGTCATAGGATAGTCCGATCTTCTGGTCGCCAGCGCCGTAAAGAAACGCATAAGTAACTGTCTTGACCAGCTTCCTACTTATTCCTATCTTGTCTGCGTTTACTTGGTGTATATCTCCGTTGAGGAGAATGTCTCGATATCTACCTTCATCCCAACGGGCGAGGTAGTGACTAAGCATGCGAAGCTCAATGCCAGCAAGATCAGCCGCGACCATAACCATACCTGGAGTGGCTGTAAACAGTTGTCGGAATGCGTCTCCACTTGGGACTTGAGCTAAGTTTGGATTTCTGTGGGCACAGCGAAATGTAGAAGTTGCAGTTGAACAGTGATGGTGTATACGGTTAGCACTCGTAGATAGCTTGAGCCACGCGTTCGCGCCTTCGGACATCATCCCCAGACTCTTGGTAATCTCCAAGATCCTCAGGAACTGTAGTGCTAGACCAGTACCATGGTTCTTCAAAGTCGTCTCGTCCACCATCGGTTTCCCGGTGGCAGTCTTCTCGGAAGGTTTCCATCCATCGTTCTGCTGAAGGATCCATGCTATGTGTTCTCTTGATGAAGGGTTGAAGTCTTTGAGCTTTTGGAACTCTGCTCCGGCCACGTAGCCCCGAGTCCGTAGATCGCGTTTTGGAGTGAATAGGTTTCCTGGGACGTAAGGGAACCTGTCTGAAAGTACTTGAGTAAGATCGCGTAGCTCTCGTCTGAGAGTCGATTCAAGTTCCCGTGCAAGTTGTTCATTGAAATACCAGCCATGTTCCTCTTGTTCTTGTAGAATTTGTGCAACTCTATGCTCTAGCGTGACCCATTCAGGTAGGGTCGGAAGTGGTTGCATAGTTTTTTAGTAACAGTGACGTCTTGAATACAGTAGTTCTGCATCTCTTCTGACCACTCCTTCCAATCTGTAGTCTTACCAAACTCTCCTTTGTATTCACCTAGACGGTAACCGTAGGATTCAAGAGAGTGACGACCATATAGTTTGAGAGGCATGTTAGGCCAGTTATGTTTCTTATCTACTGCCATCATGTTGGGATGGTAAAGACGTGACAACAGGAGAGTGTCAATAACTTCTGGTTCTTTGAAGAATGGGTACAGCTTCTTCAGTACTGGGATGTCATATCCGATAATGTTGTGACCGACAATAGTGTCAGCATCTTCTAGTCTGGTAATACCACGTATGAGTGGTTCAACATCTCCACGGTCGTTATAGACATGGAGTTTATCTTCCTCAGTGTCATAGAGAACTAGACAGTGGATCTCGGTAACCTGATAAAGGAGACCATCAGTTTCTAAGTCGAAGATAATCATCAAGACTTACTCCCGTTAGTCTTCCATTTGTAGGTCTTATCCCTAAACTGTGCTCGCTTGACAGCTTCTTCAGTAGGTGGGTTAGGTCGGCGGAGATCCAAGTCAGTATTAGAAATCACTTGACGCATCGAAGTCGGGTTTAGTTTCATCTTCTTTAAAACGTGAGGTGGTTAAATCATAAGTCAAGTTACAAGCTACGCCAGTTTCCCCAGAATATCGATTCTTGAGGACTCTAACAGTTGTACCAGCGTGTTCGCCTGTACCCTGTTGATCGCGTTCAAGTGCAATAACTGCGTCAGATAGTTGTGCAATTGCTGCACTTCCCCGCAGCTGTCCAAGTGTAACTCGTGCTCCTTCTTCATGGTTCTGATCGTTAGTAGTTCGACGTAGGTGGGAGACAAGGAATAAGGAAATACCAGTCCTCTCAACTAGTGAACGTAGACGAGTCATCGTCTGGTCAATCATCCTACGTTCGTCACCATCAAGTCCTGACATGAGGATAGATAGGTGATCAAGGAAGATAACCTTACAATCAAACCCTGATGCTAGGTATTCGATTCTATTGTAGATGGTGTCTGGTTCAAACGACCCAAACCCGTCGAATAGGTACAAATTCCAATCAGCAAGAGTGTTAGTGTAAGCGTCCAGTAGAGTGTCTTTATCATATTCTCCGATGTGGTATGACTCTCCTAGAGCCGATGACATTAGACCGAGAGCAGTGCGTCGGTTTGATTCTTCAAGAGCCAGGTAACCGACCCGTTCTCCATCTTGTAGAAGTGAAGTCGCAAGTTGCCTGCAGAATGAGGACTTTCCGATACCAGATCCTGCAGTAATTGTGGTAAGCTCGCCGTAGCGAATACCGTGGAGTAGGTTGTTGAGGCCGTCGAATGGATAGTCATGGTCTTTAGGTGGGTTGGGTGTAGTGATTAAGGTAAGTAGGGATTTCCCATCCACGATACCATCTGGACGGTAAGGTTTGGCGTCGTAGATTGATCGTTCGATTGCTTGGATGTCGTTAGCCTGAAGGGCATCACTAGCATCCTTGTAACCTTGGATAGTCCCGATTTTAACCTTACCCATAGGGAGGATAGACGCGGCATCCTTGGCTGCTTCTCTCCCTGGTTCGTCATCATCAAATAGCAAGACGATTTCTTGGTATCCTTGGAGCCAATCCAAGTTCTTTTGACAAGCCTTCTTCGCCCCTGTTGCTCCATTGGGGAGTGAGACGTGAGGCCAAGTCGGAAAGCACTCATGCAACGACGCACAGTCGAGCTCTCCTTCGGTGATAACAACTCTCTTCCCCGAACTAGGGAATAGATGCTGGCCGAAAAAGCTTCCATCTTGTGTTCCTTCTAAGTAAAAGTTCTTCTCTTGGTCCCTTACCTTGGCACCAATTAAGCTACCTGAGCGGGAGTGATAGTGGAACCGAAGGGTATCTCCATCAGCGTAGATTTTGAACTTCTCGCAGGTTCTGCTTGATAGTCCTCGCTTCCGAAGGCGAATAGCGTGTCCTCGCAGTAGGTTTCCGTTGTGCATAGTTGGTCGTAGTGATCCAGAGTCACGCTCTCCGGGTGAAAATTCGTGGCATGAAAAACAATAGGTGTGTCCATCGTCGTAAGTAGATAGTGCATCAGATGATCCGCAGGTGGGGCAAGGTCCATGTTCTATGAAAGCACTTTCCACATCTGCTCTCCGATACGTTGAATAAGTGGTACGGTAACAGAGTTACCAGCATGTTTGTAGAGCGAACGATCAGGCACGTCAGCGAATTGATATGAATCAGGGAAACCTTGGAGACGGAATGCCTCACGTGGTGTGATGTACCTAACTCCCTTCTTATCCATGACGATGGAGTTTGTACCACCAGTCAGGAGACAAGGGGAGACACCAGGTGTCATGTGTTTACGTACGTAACCATAACGCCATTGATAGACATGGTTACAGTCAGTTATTTCTTCCGATACTTTCTCCATAAGCGAATCACTAAGATAATACTTATCATCTACATCAGTGTCCAGCAAGTCAAAGATACTAGTCGTAAGAGGAATAGGTTCGGGGAACTTGAATCCCCGGTCAGCTAAGAAGCCAACAATGAAAAGCCTTTCCCTGTTATGTGGGACATTGGCATGTGTTTTAGAGTTCAGTACTTGATAGTGTACTGTGTAACCGAGGTTCTCTAAGGTACGCAGGATGACCTTGAAGGTGTGTCCTTTGTCATGACCAAGCAATCCCTTGACGTTCTCCAAGAGGAATGAATGTGGCTTATGAGTTTGAATAATGTCAGCGATGTTAAAGAAGAGAGTTCCCCTTGTATCTTCGAACCCTTTCTCTAAACCAGCACGACTGAACGGCTGACAAGGGAACCCACCCGTGAGGACATTAAACTCAGGGATTTCATTAGCATCAATTTTAGTCAAGTCTCTGATGTCCACAGCAGGGGCATCAAAGTTTTTGTTGTAAGTAAGAAAAGCTTTCTTGTCGAAGTCGTTAGCCCATACGGTTTCAAAACCGCAAGACTCCAGACCCATGCGGATACCTCCGACACCAGCGAACAAGTCAATAGTTTTCACGTTAGCCAATCAATTGGAATAGTAGTAAAACTACACCAAGGGATGTCATGTTTCTCACACCACTTGGCATAAGTAGTCTTAGATTTTTTTGATATAGGATTAAAAGGTGACTGAAAGACCATACGTATATCCAACTCAGGGTTACACTTCTTGACAGCAAGCATCTTCCTGCGGTCATCAGCATCCCAGTAACCTTTGGTTTCTAGGAAGACACCATTGGGTAGGAGGAAGTCTGGAGTGTAGTTGAATTGGATCTCGTAAGGTACAACAGTTGACTCATAGTCATAACTAACTCCCAAGTTAGAGAGTAGGTCAGCAACCTTCACCTCTAACTGAGAGCGAAATGCCATTAGAAGTCTGCCGCTACATCATCGGCAACGGTCGTAACGTTTGGAGCTGATTGCTTAAACCCTTCAGTAGTACCAAAGAGAGAAGCAATGTCGACATCAGACATGTCGCCTGTGTCCACTCCAGCCTCACTATTAAGGGAGACCACCTGAATACCTACCAACTTAAGACTGGTGCCATAGGTGACACCATCCTTGAGGATGTAGGGTTTCTGATAGAACGCAAGTTTAACACGAGACCCAGAGTACAGAGGAATGTTCTCATCTGTAACCGGTGTCCCTTCTGTGTCTACAATGGGAGGTCTGTTGTCCTCATTCCATGAGAACTTAACCTTGTAACTATCCTTAGCTACTTCTTCCCAAGGTTCGGGCTTGAGTACAGAGCGTTTAGGATTCTTGAGTTTAGACTCCGCCCACTTGAGCGTGTCTACTCGATCTTCTTCCAGTGTCTCAATCAAGTCCTTGTAGATCAAGGCAGACAGAGAGTAACCGAACTTAGAAGGTTTCAGTACTGCTTGATACCCTTCTAGGATAACAGGCTCAGCAGTTTTCAGGATGG